GATAAATGCTACGTTAGCATTCTTCCTAAGACTGAAGGTAGTCTTGAATTATAGTTAGTACTAAAATACTCCAACTGAAACTTATCATTACCGGACAGATATTTAGCTTTAGGAATACTAATTGTAAACTGACAAGACATATCGTTGGTCTTGATAAATTTAATTCCGCTAAGATATTGACTAGCGTAACTCAATAACACACCTCTCGGATCTCTTCTATGATCAGAATATTTCCTGAAAGTTTCAGGATACACAGCTTTGGCTGCTAACTGCTTGACGTCAAGGTCGGGTAAACCTAGTTTCCAAATAGCACCAAGATAGTGGACTTGATTCTTCGTTGACTTCTCAATATTCAGTTTTATACCGTAAGTCATCAAAAACTCTGCAACTTTCTGAAGGTCTAACTTCTGTCTAGTAGCAAAGATGGAATCATCTCCAAGTACAAACAACTCTCTATGATAAATATCAAGTTGGAACTTAGATGATAACGCTCCTATAAGTATAACATTAACAACACTATCAATTAATTGAGTGAAGTAACTTCCACTTGGAACACCGTGTCTCTTACCAGTGTATAGGTTCCCATCAGGCATAACTATTGGAGTGGAACAGAAATAATTAACTATAATACTCCATTCGTTTTCATCAATATATTCAAACCAGGTTTTCAATATATCGAAACTATACCTAATGAGTGTACTAGATATGCTACTATCAAACTTGGAATAATCTAAACCATATACATTTTTCTTCTTATTGCAAATCCCTAAAAGTCTACCTCCAAGTTCAGGTTTCATTAAACCAATAGACATAGGAGTTGGGATTAACATGAAGTTGTCAATTAATGGTCTAGCATATTTACTCTCAAGCATCGTCATTTCCAAAGGAAACCCCCAAATAAGATGAGTCTTGTTATTTTGTTGTGTACGAGCGAAAGCAATACACGGGTTAGGTGTCTTAATACCTAAACGAATTTGACGTAATCTATCTATAGCGTAAGGTAATGCATTC